CTGCGCTATCAAGTCCTGTGGGACGACATCGAGCCGGTAAGCGCCGACTACAACATCGGCCGGCTGCGCAACCCGCTGTAAACAACAGGCCTGTTCAAATGCCGTGGCATACGCCGACCTTGAGAGAGGTGCGGTCGCTGGTGCGCGACCACGTTCGCGGGACGCTGCCAGGCGCCGACGCGACCATTGCCAACAGCGTGTTGCGCGTCTTGTCCGACGTGGTCGGTGCGGTCTGTCATCTGACGCTGCAATATATCGACTGGCTGGCGCGGCAGTTGCTCCCGGACACGGCCGAGACCGAATGGCTCGATCGCCATGGCGATATCTGGCTGACCAACGCCGACAGCACCACCGGCCGCAAGATGGCGACATTCGCGAGCGGTACGGTGCTGATGACCGGGACGGGTGGCGCGGTCGTTCCGCTGGCGACGCCATTGAGCAGCGCCGTCGGCGCCGTCGGCTATGAGACGACAGCCCAGGTGACGCTCCTTGCCGGCGCGGCAACATCAGTCCCGGTGCGGGCGCTCGATCCCGGCATCGCCGGCAATCGAGCGGCAGGCGACACGCTGGCGCTGGAAACCGCGCCGACAGGCGTCGACTCGCAGGCCATTGTTGACGAGATCACGGGCGGCGTCGACGACGAGGCCGACGGCGACCTGCGCGTTCGCATCCTGGAGCGCATCCAGCAGCCGCCGATGGGCGGCGATGCGACCGACTATGTCGCATGGGCCAAGGCGGTCCCTGGCGTCACCCGGGCCTGGTGCTTCCCGCAGGAGATGGGCCTCGGCACGGTGACGGTGCGCTTCATGATGGACGATCTGCGCGCCGATCGTGACGGCTTTCCGCTATCTGAGGACGTCGACAACGTGACCGCATACATCGATCGTCGCCGGCCGGTGACGGTCAAGGATTTCTGGGCGCTGGCTCCGATCCGGCAGCCGATCGATGTCGACATCGCCAATCTAGTGCCGGACACCGCCGCGGTGCGTGCCGATATCGAGGCCAACCTGATCGCGATGCTGCTGCAGCGCGCCTCGCCGGGGAAAACGATCTTTGCGGCCTGGAAATCCTACGCAGTGATGGACGCACCCGATGTCGTCTCGTTCGATCTCGTCAACAACGCGGACGATGTGATGCCAAGTCCGGGGCACCTGGCGGTGTTGGGAGACATCTACTATGACGGCGAAGTCGACACCGCCGGATCGTCACGTCAGACGCTCCGGGGATGATTATGCGCAGGCCTTTCTGTCGCTGTTGCCGAAAGGCCAGGCCTGGCCGCGGGACCCGGATTCGACGCTCGTCTTAAGCTGCACAGGCTTGTCGCTCTATTGGGGCGACGTCGATGGCCGCGCCGCCGATCTATTGGAGATCGAAAGCGACCCGCGCAAGACCGTCGAGCTGCTGTCCGACTGGGAGCGCAACTGGGGTTTACCCGATCCCTGCTATCCCGATGCGACGTCGATCGCCGACCGGCAGCGGATGCTGGTCTTTCAGATGACGCTGCTCGGAGGCCAGAACCGCGAATTCTTCGAGCGGATGTCGGCCTGGGCCGGCCACCAGATCGAAATCCGCGAATGGTCGCCGTTCACCGTTGGCATGAGCCAGGTCGGCGATACCCGCTATCAGTTCGACGACAGCGGCGAGTTCCGCTGGCACATCGGGGCACCGGAGAATCGCTACTACTGGTCGATCGGTGCCGATACCGCGGTCCTGCAATGGTTTCGAGTCGGCGATGGCGGCGGCGAGCTGGGCATCGACCATCACCTCGAAATCATCCTGCAATCGCCGATCGATTGTCTGCTGCAGCGGTGGAAGCCGGCTCACACCACGATGGTGTTCGACTACTCGGCTTCGCTGACCGACGACCCCATGGCTGGGACTCCTTAAACAAGAGAAATCGCGATGCGCTATCAGCCGCCATTCGGATCGAGCGATCCCCATGCGTCGTTCGTCAACGGCAATCCGGCCGAAGGCATCAAGGGCTCGATCCCGCCGGCACAGGCGATCGAATATCCGCAGCGCGAAATCACCAATCTGATCGCCTATGGCGGGATCACGCCGAGCGATACCGATCTGGCGCAGCTGACACGCGGCGTGCGCCGCGGCAAATTTGCGTTCGGCGTCGATACCGGCTCGGCCAACTCGCTTTCGGTCGCGCTCGATCCGCCGCTGCTCGCCTACGATCAAGGTACCGAAATCCGCGTGCAGGTCGCTGAGGACAACAGCGGCGCCAGCACCATCCGCGTCAACGGCCTGGCGACGCAGCAGATTGTACGCAAGGACTCTTCGCCCTTGGTGCAAGGCGATTTGCGCCGCGGCGGTGTCGCGGTGCTCGTGCATGATGGCGCCAACTTTCAGTTGGTTTCCGGCACCAGCGGTTCGACGACGATTGCCGATGGCTGGTTCAACGGCGCCGAATACTTCGTCGACAACGGCACGCCCAATCACATCATGGGAACGCCCGCTGTCGCGCCGATGGCCTATGCAGCCGGCCAAGGCTTCCTGATCCTGATCGCCAATCGCAACACCGGTCCCGTTGACATCAACGTCAACAATCTCGGCACGATGCCGCTCAAGCTGCCGAAAGATTTGGAATTGTCGCCCGGCGATCTTGAACCGGGCATGCTGATCCGGGTGTCGACTGACGGCACGCAGTTCATCATGCTGACGCCGATCCACATGGAGCGGATCAGCACCGCGGTCGAGTATATCGTCGGTCCGCAAGCGGGTGCGCGTTTTGCCGATCTGCACGCCGCCATGGCCTGGGCCTCGCGTCGACGCATCCCGGCCGGCGGACAGTTGACTTTCAGGCTGCAAGGGCAGTCGGGCACCGCGCTGGTGCACAACTACACGGAGACCGTGCGGCTGGAGCATCCCGACGGCCACCGGCTGTTCATCACCGGCGCCGGCATGAACTTCGTGCCGACACCGCAGAATTTCCAAGTCGCGGGCCGCACCGCTGCACAGATTCCGATCGACGCCGCGATCAATTTGCAGGTGTTGCGCAGCGCGTTTCAGACCGAGCTGCATTTCTCCGGCGCTTCAACCGCTTCTCTGTACTGCGACGGCTGCCGCTGCAATCTAAGTCAACTCCTGGTCACCGGCCCCGGCATGACCAGCAATCCAAACACCGTCGGCATCTGGGCAGCCAACAGTGCCGTGATGGTGCTGGACAGGGTTGCTGCGTCCCATTTCGGCAATTGCTTTCAGGCACTCGGTCAATCGGAAATCACCGGCTCGAACGTCTTTGCCATCGGCAGCGCATATGCCGGCCTCTCGATCGGCGAAAGCTCGACGTTCTTCTTTGGCAGCCAGTCGGCCGATACGCAATTCTGCTGCTACAACCATCTGGGCACCGGTATCACCGCCGGCCATGGTTGCTCGATCACGCTGATGACGCCCAACTATCAGCCGCGGGTTCACGGCTGCTTGGGCAACGGCGTCTATCTCTATGGCTCCAGCTCGTTGAGCGCGCCCGGCCTGTTCGTCTACGAGGTGCACGGTATCGGCCTGCTTGTGGTGGATGTGGCAACCTGCAGCATCGCACCGGTCTCGACAGGGCCGAACGTCAGTGCGTGTGACGGCGGTGGAATCTACGCCTCGCTGGGATCGTCGATCACCGCGAACGATGCGACCACCAACGGCAATGCCGGCGGCGACTTTGTCGCTGCCCACGGCAGCTTCATCTATGCCGCTGGTTTCCGGACCCCGACCGCGCAGTTCTCGCCGACCCGCAACACCGTCGGCAACGGCAATTCCTTCATCGAGGGGTGATCGCCCATGATGTTCTATTTCTGCAAAGGGCAATCTGTCGTCGCAGTGCATACCGAGGCCAACATGGTGCCGCGCGACGCTTACGGTCCGCAGAGCTATGTGATCATCGATCCAACTGGCGCGATGCCGCAGGAGGACCCGATCACCAAATGGTACGCGATGCCGACCATAACGGCGGAGATCATGGCGGCTTCGATCAAAGGCGAGTGCAAAGAGCGCATCATCAGAAAAGTCTCGATTGCTGCGCAAACCAACCTCCACTCCTATGTTGCAATGACATTGGCCGCAGGTGGCACGCCGCGCGGACAGCAGAGCGTCGATCTTAAGACCGCGCAGGCGATTTGGGACTGGATCGGGCGACCCGGCGGCATGCAAGGCGCAGCCGACAAGCTGATTGCCAACGATGATCGGGAGTGGTGGCACGACGGCAAATGGCCGGCCTGGGATGCGGCCTGGGATCAGCTGGTCGAGCGGATGTAACGCGATGACTGATAGCGCCGCGCTCGATCATCGCGAATACCCGTTCTCGCCGCCGTCGCCGACCACGCTAGAACCACTGAGCGACGCGGAGCGGCTGGCCGGCACCGGCGAAGTCGTCGAAGCCGGCGGCGTGCTGACGACGTTGCCGCTCGCCCGCATCACCACGATGCCGCTGGCGCGCACCAACATCCTGGCGCTGCCGACCGCCATCATGGACATCGAGACCGGCAACAACGAAGACTGGATCGATGTCATCAAATATCTGGTCGATGACGACTCGGGTGTTCTCGATCAGATGCCGCAGCTCGATCTGCGCGGGATCGATTTCGAGATGGAAATCCGCCGCCGCGCCGAAAACCATGAGGTCGTCATCCGGGCCTCGACCGCTGAAGGCACCATGGCGATCGGCGCCGCGCCCAATTACGGCTACCTGATCATCTACGTGCCGTTGTCGACCATGCAGTCGCAGGATGCGCAGAGCTATGTCGGCGACATCCGCGCCAGCGATGGCAACTTCTCGCGCGTCTGCGCGCAAATCGATCTCTCCGTCGTGATGGGGATCACCCGATGACCATCCGCTCGCTCCGGTCGATCCGGTCCACTCAGGTGCTCGGCACGGTGCCGGTGCCGGCCGCTATCGCGGTTGCCGCACCCTATGCGCCAGCCGGACCGATCATCGCCGCCACCAGCCAGACATCCGCCGTCATCGGCCTGGCGCCGACGGTCTTTGCCGTCGATCAGTTCAATGTCGGCTTTGCCGTGGGCATGCGGTTGCGCGCGGCAGCGACCGCCGATCCATCGAATTTCGTGGAAGGCGTCGTCACCGACTTTGCCGAGGCGCGCGGCGAAGTCACGATCGACGTTGATCTGATTGGCGGCAGCGGCACGTTCGACAGCTGGAACATCAACGTCGCCGGCCAGCCAGGGCCGAAGGGCGATCGCGGCGAGGCCGGACCGCAGGGACCGCAGGGTCCAGCCTACGGTGCGCCGCTTGATAGCCCATTGTTTATCGGCACGCCTCGCGCGCCGACCGCGCCGCTCGGCGATCGCAGCAATCTCATCTCCACGACCGAATTCGTTGGCCGCGCGCTCGAAAGCTTCCAGCCGCTCCATGCCGATCTGACGGCGTTGTCCGGCCTGACTGAGACCGATGTGATCTATTATCGCATCGCCGACGCGACCTGGGAGCCTGTCACGGTCAGCGGTGGCTTGAGCTTTAGTGGCGGCACGCTGCAAGTTGCTGGCGGCGGCTTCGCCCCGAGCGAAAGCCCAATCTTGACCGGCGATCCGCAGGCGCCGACGCCGGCCGAGGGCGACGAGAGCGATGCGATCGCGACCACGAGCTTTGTTGCGCGCGCGCTCGATCCTTATGCTCCGATCGATAGCCCGGTCTTGACAGGCGATCCGCAGGCGCCGCCGCCAGCCAATGACAACGGCACCTCGATCGCAACCACGGCTTTTGTGCAGGATACCATCGCCCCGCTGGCTCCGATCGATAGCCCGGTGTTCACCGGCACACCGCGGGGGCCGACGCCCGTCAACACCGAAAGTTCAACCACGCTCGCCACCACGGCGTTCGTGCATAACGCGCTGCTTTTGGCCGGCGCCGGCACCGGCATTCCGGATGCGCCGACCGACGGCGCGCATTATGCCCGCCGGCTGCAGAGCTGGGCTGATCTCGATCCACTCTTGGATGCCAAGGCGAATCTCGATTCGCCGGCCTTTACCGGCACGCCGCGAGCGCCGACGCCACCAGCGACCACCGCCGACGATCGGATCGCGACCACGTCGTTCGTCCGGACCCTTTCCGGCATGTATATCCAACTCGATGTCGTTGAGATGTTTTGGCTCAGCGCTGCGCACCACACGATGACGATTGGCATCAATGCCGCAGCCGGAAACAGCACGCTGGTCATGCCGACCTTCGCGTCGCTGGCCGACGGTGATTTTTGGGTCCGCCTGATCCGCCTCGACGCCTCCGCGAATGTTGTCCGCATCGTCCTCCAGGAATCGGGCAGCATCGATGCGCGCCCGTCGGCTCGGCTGATCGCACAGTTCGATGCCGCCACCATCCGCAAGACCGGTACCGCTTCGCAATGGATCACCGAGGACGCGCGTTATCAGCCGCGCGCGATCATTTATTCCCCGGGCAGCTACCAATTCTTGACTGAGGAACAGGTCCCGCTCGGCTGTCTCGCGATCGATGCCGTCGTCGTCGGCAGCGGCGCTGGCGGCGCCGGTGGTGGCGGCACTTCACGCGGCGCTGGCGGCAGCGGTGGGGCCATGGCCCGGAAGCGGGTGCCGACTACTGAACTGGGAGACGGTCTACAGATTACGGTCGGCGCAGCTGGCGCTGGCGGTCCGTTCGGCAACTACGGCAATAACGGCAACACGACATCGTTCGGAACGCTTCTGACTGCGACCGGCGGCAACGGCGGCATGCTGACCGGCGGTGCCGTAGCGGGCCGGACTGGTGGCATAGCCTCGGGCGGCGATCTCAATTTCTCCGGCGGTGAGAGTGATGCGAATGAGACCGGCAACCTATCGAGTGTGGGCCCCGGCGGGGACGCTGGCGGCGGCTGGGGCCTTGGTGGCCGCAGCAACGTCACTTCCCCCGGCCGCGGCTATGGTGGCGGCGGTGCCTGCGGCAATCATACAGAAAACACCACTGGTGGTGCTGGCGCCACCGGGGTCTGCGCCGTCTTCATCAGCTGAAAGGTAAGGGCGAACATGGAACGGCGTATTTTGGTGCAGCGTGAGACCGGCCGCATCTGCGATATCGCGCCG